CAACATTCCTGATGACAAAGTTAAATGGGTTGACCAGTACGCTTACCGTTCAGGTTTACCTCAAGAAGTTGTTGCAGGTATTTATTCTTCAATGGATGTGTTGCTTGCAACCAGTTATGGGGAAGGATTCGGTATTCCGGTTTTGGAAGCCCAAGCGTGCGAAGTACCAGTTATTGTTTCAGATTGTGCAGCAAGCCCAGAACTTGTGGGTGATGGTTGGAAAGTTGGGGGACAATTATTTTGGAATCCACCGATGAAAGCGTGGTACACAATTCCAAATGTTAATGAAATTGTTGATGCAATGAATCAGGCATACAAGCGTGGTCGTAAGAAGAGCAAGAAGGCACGCGAGTTCGCTTTGCAATACGATGCTGATTTGGTTTATGAAACTATGTGGAAACCTGTTTTGGATAAGATTTATTCCAAAATATGATTCCAGCAATAGTTGTTCCTGTCCTTAACCGATATGACCTGTTGGAACGGCTGATTGTTTCTATTGATTACCCAGTTGGAACATTTCTTTTAATTGACAATAATCCTGAATCGGATTTTGTTTTGATGACGAATGAAAATGTTAAAGAACAATATCATTTGATAATGCCATCTAATCTTGGTGTCCCATCGTCTTGGAATCTTGGAATCAAATCATTACCTTATTTTGATTATTGGCTTGTTGTTAATAATGATGCGTATTTCCCTAAAGGGTCACTGGAAATGTTTGACAAAAACTCTGGCAAAGACAGGCTTTTGCTATCTGGTGGTCAACCACCTTGGTGCGCTTTCAGTTTAGGAAGCGAAGTTGTGAAAAAGGTTGGTTTATTTGATGAAGGAATCTACCCAGCCTATTACGAAGACAACGACTATATGAGACGAATGAATCATCATGGCTTACCTATCCATCAATCAGACATCCCAGTTAATCACGATAATTCGTCAACAATAGGCTCAGGATTCTCCGAGCAAAACTCCCGAACCTTTCCAGATAACATGATTTACTATGACAAGAAGGTAAAATCAAATGATTACACACAAGGTCACTGGTCTTTAGAAACAAGGCTTAGAAACAGATGGGATTAGATGTCAAGCGTATTCATTCAAGCATCAGCGATTAAAAGAAGAAAAGATTTTGTTTACGAAGAAGTAGATGCACAATTCCCACCTAGATGGAACACTAAACGAAACAGTGAAGATGGAATCCTTCGTGAGTTCGATGATGTTCTTCTAAGACTAGAATCCACCAACCATTGTAATTTTGCTTGCACATTCTGCCCTCACCCAACCATGACCAGAGAAAAAGGTTTCATGGACAGGGACATGGTTTTCAGACTTCTTGACGAAGCAGGACAAATGGGTTTCCGTATGCTTGACCTTCGTAACTTTGGTGAACCATTGATGGATAAAAGACTTGGTGAGTTCGCACAACATGCTCGCAGTGTTGGATTCAAAAAGATTTACATTCACACCAATGGTCATCCTTTGACACAGAAAAGACTGGATGATTGGGGAAGAATGGGCATCACAGATGTGAACCTATCCTTATCCCCTAAAAGAGAGTTTTCTGAAACAAGACCGGGTATTCCTGTTGAAAAGTTTTACAAAAACCTTGAAAAACTTGTTGAAGACAAACCAACCTACATGAACATTCTCAGTGTTGATTACATTCGCACAGGAATGTCAACCGATGAAGAGGAACAAGAATTCTTGGCTTGGTTAAAGAAACTTGGTATCCCTAAACGAATTGACATTGAATTACACAATTGGGCTGTTGGAGAAGACACATCACATTATCGCTGCCATCGCCTCTGGTCATCAGTCACAGTTCTATGGAATGGTCTAGTTTCATTGTGTTGCCTCGATTATGATGGTGACTACATTCTTGGTGACTTGAATAACATGGGCTTGAAAGATTTGATTAACAATGAGCAATATGTGGAGATACGCAAAAACCATGCTGAAGGAAAATTCTTAGCCAAATGTGCATCATGCGATATGCCGAAGCAAAAGGATTTAACATGAACGACTATTTAGACTTTGATGGTCTTGTTGTTTACACAGGTGGAACTTTTGACTTATTCCACGCAGGGCATGTTAACTTTTTGAAACGATGCAAAGAAATCGCAGGGGAATTAGGAAGCGTTGTTGTCTCTTTGAACACCGATGAGTTCATTAAAGAATACAAAGGTAAACCACCGATTGTCAGTTTTTCTGACCGAATGGCTGTATTGAAAGCCTGCAAATATGTTGACCAAGTTATCGCTAATTCTGGTGGTGCTGATTCAAAGCCAACGATTCTGCAAGTAAACCCAAACATTGTTGCCATTGGCTCAGATTGGGCTAAGAAAGACTATTACAAGCAAATGCAGTTTACCCAAGACTGGTTAGATGATAAAGACATTAGCCTTATCTATATTCCGTACACGAAAGGTATCTCGTCAACAGAAATTAAAACAAGATTATGATAACAGTTGTTTGCACCACACCTACAAGGGAAATGTGGTTGAAAGATTGTTTGGAATCAATTGGTGATAGACCAATCATGGTTTTATCTGATTACTCTTACGAGGTCGGCAAATTAGATTTCCTTATTAAGCACACTAAACTTGAAAGATTTTTGCTGTTACAGGATTCCGTTGTGTTCAAAGATGCTGACAAGTTTTATGACCTGCTTTCAAAATATCAAGGCTCAGTTTCGGTGAACAAATGTCCAACCTTTTATGGTTCTTATATGGGTGTGTATGAGAGACGAATCCTTGAACAATTGCAGATACCTGTTGCTACAACTAAGAAAGACCAAGTTGTGTTCGAATGCACATTTGCTGATGCTTATGTTTCATTGGTGGGTGGGGCTGTCCCAGTTATGTATCCTGAGTTGGATGATGCTAACAACACAGGTTTTGTTAAACGATATGGTAGAGAGAACATGGTTTTGGAAAACGATGTGATGATTAAATACAAGGGAACATGGAATTGGGATAATTTGTGATTGTTGATGCGATAACTTTTGGTGGCGAGTTGGATATGCTCGAAGGTCGCTTGGCAACCAAGTTTGATGATGTTGATGTTTTTGTGATTGTTGAAGGCGATTTGATGTATGCGAATCAGCCTAAAGGTTATGTGTTTGAGGAAAACTTTAACAGGTTCAAAAAGTTTGAGGAAAAGATTGTTTACAAGAAGATTGATTCTTTAAGGGATTCTAACGCTTGGGCAAATGATTATCACCAACGAAGCCAGTTAACAGGTGTTGTCAACGAATTGGGTCTTCAGGATGATGATGTTGTTATTGTTTGCGACACCGATGAATGGTATGAGTCAAAACACATAAAAGGTTTACAGGGCATCATTGCTTTCAATATGCCAAAGTTTCACATGTCTTTACATTGGTATCACAAACACGAATTGACAGGGATTGCTGGTTCTTGGCAGTTCTTGAAAGGTAAAGATTTGAATGCTGAAAGATGGAGACGACACAATTTTAGAAATGTTGAAGGTGGACATCATTTCACTTCGATGGGAAGTTTAGATTATTTGATTCGCAAGGTTCGTGGCTTTGCCCACCAAGAATTGATTAGCGATGGGCTGGATGAAGAATTGGCGCATTGTTGGACTTTCGGTCATGATATTCAAAGACAGGGTGGGCAGTATTTTTCTGAGATTGAGTTCGATGATAGTTTTCCTAAATGGGTAACAGAAAGGAAATTCCCTAGTGAATGGTACAGAAAACGACCTTTGGATAGTAATACCAACGGCTGACAGACACCAATATCTTCCAAAAATATTTGAAAACTCTTTAATTCCGTTGAATCAAATTGTTATTGTTAGAACAAAACCCGGTGAACCAATTCAAGATGTAAACAATCTTTGGGATTTAGATGAGTTCAATATTCATCGTTGGTGGAATAAAGGCATAAACTTTGCTGAAGCACATGGGGCAAAATTTGTGGCAGTACTGAATGATGATGTGTGGATTGAGAAAGGAAGTTTGCAAACAATTGTTGAAGGTATGGCATCGGCTGGCGCAGTTATTGGTTATCCTGAACCTTGTTCTAGTGATATATGTGGTTATGCGTGGGTTTTAAGATTAGATTCACCAGTTCGACCTGATGAACAATTCAGGTGGTGGTTTGGTGATAACGATATTAGGAAGCAAGCGATGGCTGACAAGGGTTTTGTGTCAGTGCCTTGTGATATAAAACATTATCACCCGAATGAGACAACCAAAGGGGCTTTCTTTGAGGCTACGAAGCAAGATGGTGAAAGATATTATGCTAAGTGGGACACGACAAGCCGATTCTGATGCTTGCTTATTTACAGGGGTTTGGTATTGTTTGAAGAAATAGTAGTTAGGGAGAATATGAGCGTTTTTATTATGTTGGCAATATTTTTTGTTTCACTTATCAGTATTGGTTTGTTTAATTATTTTTGGCATTATGAGGATGAGTTCTCTGAAATGAAAGAATGGGAACGATTCAAAAACAGTTTTGATAAAGCCTGATTTAAGCAATAACTGTTAGTAGTACTACTAGGGCTATGTAGCCTCCCACGATTGTGATGCCTTTTAGTGTTTCCATTTGTCTCCTTGAACACTAGGGTATCGAATTCGTGAGGGAAGTATGTTAGACACGCCTACCCCCATCCCCAACCCTAAACAGGGGTATAGTATAATTAAAGTATGAGGGAAGGGAGACCCCAGATGAAATGTGAAATTTGCTGGAAGAAATATGACCACGCTGAGTTCAGAATTGATGGTTGGGTAAATGTTTGCACTTGGTGTTGTGGAGATAAAAAAGAACACTTAGGTCAACACAAGTTACTTAACACTTGGAATAACTACGAATTTGACCCTTTGTTTAGTTGGTAGAGGAGAACCAATGACTAACCTGATTAAAAATCTACAAGATTTCGCTTGCACAGATTGTGGTGAAAACTATCAATCTCTTTATGCTTACATCAATGACAACGGCAAAGTTTCTTGTTTCCACTGCAAACAGGAGAACCCATGAATAAAGAAAATACAAAATGGATAGAAAAAACTATTTGCTCACATTGTGAATACATTCAACGAGAGCCTCTTTTGAAATGCTGTCAAGTATGTAGCGCATATGAAGATAATTTTGTCTTACTGAAAAACTTCATCAGAGGTACTTGACACTAAACCCCAGTTATGCAACAATAGAATTAACGGAAGGGAGAACCGTGAACGAGAAGTTACAAGAACGACTAGATAAATACACAAATCAATTAAAACAATTACGCCTTGAGCAAATTTATCGTTGGACAGCAAACGATGA